TCGTCTTGGTTAGATTTGTAGTCCCAGTCAATGACTGACTTGTCTACAACCAAGCGGTGTTGGTTCATGATGGGTTCTAAGGTGTCAATGATTCGATCTTCTTTACGGACATTGGCACGTATTTCTTCTACGTCTATTGGTTGTTTAGTTTGGGCTAAGTGTTTTTTAAATAGCTCAGCGATGATACCGTCACCGAAGTTAGTTTCTACTACGAGTTTAGTAACGTTAAACTTACGACAACCTTTTAGAATGTCAAGGAGTGTATCGTCACTGTACCCATCTCTGTAAGCTCGCATTTGGTGCAAGTACAAGAAACCGTTGCGTTGGGAGATATAAGCTGCAGCTGTTTCATCCGTGCCACGGCCCGACGGGTCAACCGAACAGACTGTTTCTTGGTAAGTGTCCCAATTTCCTTGTAACTGCATTGGAGCGTAGAAATAATCTCCAGGTAAGCCAACTGTTGGGAGTTCTTTGATAATATTTTGTTTGTCTGAGCACCAGATGATGTTGTCTGGAGCAGTAAGGGGATTAACGCTAGTAACGATAAGGTCAGCCATTTTAAGTGGAAACTTTTCAGCATCACTAAGGCTGGTATCGAGCATGAACTGAAGCATGAAGTTGCTTCTGCCCATTGCTGCTTCACGTTCAATAAGGTCTTCATCTGTAAAGCGATCAGGGTCAGTTACATCCCAAGCCTGGAAACCATTATCTATATCTTCTTGTAGTTGAGGAGCAATTAACCCTTCATAGTTAGATAGTTTGCGTGGTACACGTGCTGGCCAGACAAAGGGTCTGTAGTTACGTTCAGCAAGCTTGCGATAGATAGTAAAGGTAGTTTGGGGAGTACCTAAGTACATGATTCGGGAGTCATCTTTAGGGGTAAGGATAGACTCAGCCTCAGTACAAAGTTGTAGAAGCTTCTCCCTCATCATCTCCGTCATTGAGTTACCAGGAACCTCAATGTCGTCCAGGATCATCAGGTCAGCGCGGGAGCCGGTTAGTTGGCCAGTAATCCCGACAGACTTGACTGAAGGTGCTTGGTGGGGGGAACAGTTGACATCGAAGCTGATTCGCGACCACCTTGAGTCGTCTGATTTGGGCTGTAAGTGATTTAACCATGGTGTTTCTATAATTAGTTTTTGTAGGAAGATAGACATGTTGTCTGCACGCTCTTTGGAGGCAGAGATAATCATGATCTTCTTTTCTGGATCATTAAATAATGTCCACAACACGAAGGCACCTGTAATCCAAGACTTACCTACACCACGAAAGGCTTGTATCTGGAGACGTTTAGGACCGTGTTGGATATAGTCAGCAATAGAGTATTGAGCGCGTGTAGGCGAAGGTAGATCAAGCTGATCCCACAATGCTTGTAGGAAAAGCTTGAAATCACTCTGTAACGCCTCTAAGACGTTTGTCATGAGTTATTAACTAGAAAATCAACCAGTGGTGCTATTAGATTTAACGTTTCCGCTCATAAGTCCAGAACGGCTACCTCTTTTCTTTTTCTTTTCAGCGAGTCGTTTTGCAGCCTGATCAAGGGCACGTTTCATCCCTGGCTTACCCTTGTGAGTAGCAATGAATGTAGTCAGACCATCAATTTCTTTAGTAAGAGTTGAACGATTGTCTGGTTTAGCTTTTGACGTAGCTGATGGTTTAGCTTTTGACGTAGCTGATGGTTTAGCTTTTGACGTAGCTGATGGTTTAGCTTTTGACGTAGCTGATGGTTTAGTTTTTTTATCAGATGCGGCTGCCGCTGCAGCTTTTCTAGATTCTGCCTGCTTTTTGGTTTTATTTATGGCAGATTGATGCTGAGTTGCAGTAATTGCATTCTGATATTTTGTACCAGTTGCTTTACGTTTCTTGGTAGCATTACGCTGTTTAGCAGTGCTACCACGTGCTGCATCAATTAAATTACTTGCAGTTACAGCGCCCATAGCTAATTGACCAGAACCATCTCCACTGAGAAGTTGACCGGCTTTACCAAGTATTCTTAATCCAGTACGACCGGCATTTCTTAAAGCAGTTTCGCGGACAGCGCGATTTGTTGAAGCAGCAACTCTTCTAGCTCCAAATTTACGGTTAGCACTACCTGCAGGTTGTCCAGTACGAGTGCCACCTGTAGTTCCTTGTGCGGCACGAGCTTGTCTAGCAGCAGCCTGTGCACGTGTAGAAGATACCTCGCCTTTAGGAAAATAACGTTTGGTGTCTTTGGTTGCTGAGGTATCACCTGCTGAAGGTAACGCCTTAGTAGTTTTAGTTGGAGTTCTAGGTGTAGATTTAGAGGTTGTTTTGTTAGTTGAAGATTTTGTTTCCCTTGCTGCAGTTTTCTTTTGATTTTTGTATGTACTTGTAGATACATAACGACCATTTATACCCATTACCATCCCCGGTCTAGTCGGATGTTTTGTGCCCGGTTTAATTTTAGCCATAGTTATTTAATATGTGAAAGGATTAGTGATTCTCTAAGTAGATTTTGTCCGAAACGCTCTCTCATCCAAGAGCGCCAATGGTGACTTCCTTTGTCCTGATTACATCTGGTACATGCCGGGACGACATTCGTATTGACATCTTCACCCCCAAGAGAACGGGGATGTACATGGTCCAGAGTAAGTTCGTGTAGTTCATAAGTCTCTCCGCAATAAACGCATGTGCAGCCAAAGTGTTCTTTAATACTGCGCCTCCAAAGGCGCTTGGCTTCAGAGGATGTCATGGTTATTAGGTTGTAAAGGTAATGTTCAGGAGTTGGAAGTAAGGGGGTCATGCTTTGCGAATTTTTAGACGACTATTACGGTTATTTTTAGGTTTTTTTAAGGTAACATCTTTAGCTAATTTGCTACCTTCTTTACCTTTTTTGTGAGCGACATCTAGTCCATCACCATTTCCGTAAGTCTTTTTTGCACGATTAGCCGCATTCGCTGCGATGATTATTCTTTTACCCTTTTTAGTTTTATTAAAAGCTTTTTGTTGTGACTTGTGGTTACCGTTAGCATATGTAGGGCCACTAAATCTGTGTCTACTTGCGGCCATAAAGTCTGCTCTGTACAAGTTCGGGATCTACTATTGGCATAACGCTGGCCAATTTTGATAGAGGGTTACCGTCGTATGAAACCCCACTAATGTCATTCGTTTTAAGCCAATCACAAGCTGCCTTTAGATCTTGTGTAGTTGCCTCACCTGATTTAATACGGGCAAGGAATTCTTTAGTGACTAAGTTATGCAGCTCATGAAATTGATCTTCAGTCGCTTTCTTTTTTGACACTGGCTTTCTTAGCTTTGGTTTTCTTAACTACGGGTGCTTCGATTGCATATCGTGTTTCGTTGGGTTCATGCATCAACCGTGTTTCAGCTTTTGCTGCTTCAGCAGCTGACGGATAAGTACCAAGTACTTGATTAGTACGAAGATCGACAATTTTGTAAGTCATAGTTTTAGCAGTTGTATCCTTTACGTTGACCTGGAAGATGTTTGTTTGCCTGTTTTAGTTTCTGTGTTGGCCCATAAGGGTATGGCTGATATTCACCATTCATTTTCTTAATAGGAGTAGCATCTCCCCTTGGAGTTTTTTTTTTGTAAGCCATAATAAACTAATTTCTAAGGACAATTTGATCTAGTTTGTTTTCAATACGCACCATATGATCTTCCATACGCTGAACCATTGTTGATAAGTCAGCCTTAGATACATAGTCTTGAGCCACGCTAAGTTCAATAGCGTCGATACGTCTGTCAAGACCACTAATGCGATCATGTACATTATCTATTCGGTTGTGTAATCTGTTATTTAGAGTTGCGCCGCCAGCGACTATTGCAATGACAGCAGCGACTATTGCTTCCATTATTCAAGAGATACGATTGGTACAATGTCGTGACATAAGACTTCAACACGACTGCCAGGTCTAAAAGTAAACCCAGACTTCATAATTTCTGTACACTTAATTGCCCTGACTAATTCATAGTCAAGACGCATTTTGTCTTCGTGTTTTCTGGCGATACTTTTGCAGGTTTCTATCATGCCACCATCTAGTGGTACGGAGAAATTTAGTTGTAAGCCAAAGTTATTACTTCGTACATACCCACTACTGTCGTTAGGAATAGTATCGTTGCCCATATAAAAGGGCGAGAATTGCATGGTCGATCCATTACAACTACTGTTAGCTGCAAAGTATTGTCTAGATGGTGCACCATTGTTCTGGAACTGCACCGCCTGATTAGTAACATTACCTGTAGCTGCTGCTACGGGGTTAGATGAATTTTGTACTGTTGGTTCTTCATTAGCAAATACGGGGTTTACTGTGAGAAGACCGATAAGGAAGTAGTAACAGTATTTTGCTGGACTGTTTCTGTTACTAGACTGTCTTCGATTTTTCCGGCTGCCCTTGTCACAACTTCTAGTTGAAAGGCTTCGCCAGCCGTATGTACTGAAAATGTTGTTGAGCTTCCAGCTATGTCTGCGCTCGGCGTTATGTTTGTACCTGACCATGATGAATAATCACCACCATAAACATTGGTAGCAATGGTGCGGTCAATATCAATGGTGGTAGTTGTTGTTGACTGCATTGAACCTTGCGTAAAATTAGGTGTAACCTGAGCAGATACTGGAGCCGCAATTAAAAGAAGTAAAAGTAATTTCTTCATTTGTTTTTTTCTCTTGATATAGAAAAGGTTGCTAGAGTTCCGCTTAGAATTGAAGCGACATATGTAGGGTCCATCTTTTCCATCCATCCTGCATAACTTGCAGTTAGGAGTCCGGCTGACCAGACTAGGACGACGAATTTGATGACCCCACCTTTTTTGTCATCTTGTTCCATGCTTGCTTTAATATAGGTTTTATAATCATCACTAGGTATTTAAACAGTGATGTACCAGCAAGGGTGGCAGCTACAGAAATAAATGCTGTAGTTGCTGCTGTAGTCATGATCGTAGTAGTCGGCATTGGGACTTCAATATCCGTAAATGGGACTTCTATGATCTGAGCTTCAGGTGGAATAATTGGTGGAGTATATGTAGCAGATTTAGGAGTTGTAGTTTTAGTAGCTTCCTTCTCAGGAGCAGGGTCTGAGTTAATACCCTCTATCCCTTCAGGTGGCCTAAGCGTGTTAGGAGGCACCACAAGCGGCTCATACGAGGGTATATCAGCCTGTGGTACCTCTAGTATAGGAATAGGTAAAACAAACGCTTCAGGTAGATTTAAAGAGGGTAATTGGGGCGGGTTAACCCACTCCATTACTCTGCACTAAATAGACCACGTTCGATAAAATCGACAGCTTGATCATCTACTGTGTTGTCTGTTGTAGAAGCCAACTTCCTCAGCAGGTCAACAATTAGTCGTTTGACCTTTGGAGATTGGATAAAAGAGAACAGAACTGGACGGATAAGTGTAATCATAATATTTAAAAAGAAATTAATTGAGACCTAGCTGAGCAAGGCCTTCTTCTGAGAGTTGATCTTTAATAGCTTCAAACTCCTCTAGGCTGGAAACAGACGCTATAAGGTCAGCATCAGCTTTTGATAAGTTAAAAGTTGGTTGCAATTGCCACGATGTACTGCTTTCATCCCACACATAATTATTACCGTCATCGGGCTTAACTGCTGGGGCTTGCCATTCTTTAGTCTCTACATTTAATGTCCAGCTTGGGAATGGTTGAGGTTCTACAAATGCCTCTAAGTCATCCATATAGGTATAACCAATTCCAGGCAAGTTTTCTGCGTTTGATCGCTTAATACAGCGTTGATTTCGCAGTTGCGAATATTGGCTTGTTAAATCCTCGGTATCATCATTACAAACAACTTGGTCGATAATGTTATTTAAGTCTAAGAAAAAATAATAATTCATAATTTAGTTAGGCAAACTCAATAACGCCTGTTCCCGCAGTAATTTGTGAAACTTTATCTGTACTAACTGTTGTTGTAGCAATTGTCAGTCCACCGGCTGGATTTGATATTGTATATGCGTTTGAGTAACGTAGAATTAAAATACCATTTCTGCCATAACCAGTACCAGAAGCCCCAGCACCACCACCACCTGCTTGATCCCATCCAGCACCACCGCCAGTATCAGGCGATCCACCACCACCGCCGCAGCGATAAACATTAGAGCCAGTAATACTATTTTGAACCCCTACGCCACCTTGATTGCTTACCGACGAAGTTAAGCCACTACTTCCAGCTCCTCCGCCACCACCACCCTCAGCTTGCCCTGGAGCACCTTGGCATTGAGCAAGATTTTGTCCCCACGACTCCCCGCAATACCACGGGTAAAGAACTCTTGGAAGGCCTTTTTTACCATTTCCCCCTTGACCAGAATAACCTGCTCCGCCTAATCCTGCAGTGCCGGTAGCGGCCTCATACGTTCCTCCGCCACCGCCAGACCCTCCATCGTTGCCATCTAAATCACCACTAGCGGGGGGAGAGTTATGAGGATATCCACCACCACCACCACCAATAGCAGTAATCGTAAAAGCACTACTAGTGTCAACACCAGCTATTGACGAGTTACTGCCATTTGTCCCGTATGCAGTAGCAGCGGAACCAATAGTTACGGTGTAAGGAGTTAGTGTTAACAGTGTTAACGCATTAGTTGATGTTGCAAAGCTATTAATATAGCCACCGGCACCGCCACCGCCCCATGCATAATAATAACTCCAGTAGGTAGCGTTACCACGAGCCCCTCCTCCAGCACACATTGTGTAGTCAACATTTCCCATCGCTTGTGCTGTTACACCGCCTAGGCCAACTAACATTTGTTGCATCATGATTAATATCTCCTTAACTTAATTGTGAGCCAGAAATAGCAAACTCATTAGAATCGGTACAAACAAGTGTAGCCATTCCTTTTGCTGCTATTGTTCTATTTCCAGTTGCTGCATCAGCGGTATTATGTAATGTGACTCCAGTACCTTGTACGATTGTATTAGTACCACCAGAGACATTAAAGACTGAAATCATATCACCAGCAGTAAATATGTTTTGGTTAAGAGTAAGAGCAGCACCGCTTCCTGCTGATCTTATAATTTTTCCAGCATCACCAACAACAAATGTATAAGCACCAGACTGAGCGTTAACACCAAGTCTTCTTAGTGGACCGATTGAGTCGCGGATTGTGCCATTAACGTGTAACTTGTCCTGCGGACTACTCGTACCGATGCCGACGTTTCCACCATTTGGGTTCAACGCTAGGTTGTAAGTAGTAGTATTTCCATCGTTTCTTTGGGGTTGAAGGTAACCTACGCCACTAGAATCAGTGCCAACCATTAAACCGAAACCGCTACCATCGCCAACTTGCATCGTTCCTGCTACGCCTTTCGCAGGAATACCGAGAGAGTTGCTTTTAACATGCAGCAATGCCTGCGGACTACTCGTACCAATGCCGACGTTGCTACTAAAGCTTGCAGTAGTACCAGTAAGTCCACCGGTCAACGTTCCACCAGCAAGCGGTAGTTTAGTAGCAATACTATTAGTTACCGTAGTAGAGAAGTTAGCGTCATCTCCAAGTGCAGCAGCTAGCTCATTTAGCGTATTTAAAGTGGCTGGTGAAGAATCTACTAGGTTTGCAACAGCGGTATCTGTATAACCTGTGTAATAAGCGCCATGTTGACCGTCAAGTAAATCAGCATCAACGTTTGCCCAAGAAGTTACACCTGATCCATTAGTAATAAGTGATTGTCCAGGTGTCCCGGAATTACTTGGTAATGTTAAATCATAGGTAGTACTACCGGAAGCTCTTTTAATGGTAACGAAACTGTTAGTACTGCCACCCCAAAATTTAAGGTCTCCATACATTAAAGTAAGATCACCTTGATTATCTAATGTAAGTTGATTGGTTCTGTTTGTTGTAAATTGAATACCGCTAGTACCAACATTAATAATACTATTATTACTTGACAAGTAATCAGAACCTCTCCATGATAGATTCCCAGCACCGTCTGTGGTTAAGAAGTTACTTGAAGCACCAACTGTTGTTGGTAGTGTCAGAGTATAGCTGGCTGCTGCACTATGTGGTGGTCCTTTTATTTTTACACCATGGGAATTAGTTCCACAGTTAAAAGTTATTTCTCCACTAGTGCCAGAAGTAGTGCCTCTAACAACAACATCATTATCAAAGCCAACATTGCCAGTAAATGTACCGCCAGATTTAGGTATGTACCTAGACTCAGGATCAGCTGCAAAGTACTGTTTAAAATCCCATTTGCTAGTTGAGGAGTTATATTCAAGCCGTACAGTTAGGTCACTAGAACCTACAAAACTACTAGGAAGTCCAGTAACAATGCTTTGTGATTGAAGCCCAGTAGAGTCAGCAACTTCAATACGATCTTGATTGCTAGGACTACTTGGGAATGCAGCAAAGTTAGCAATTAAAGTATAAAAAACAGCGTTAGCTACAGCAGCAGAAGCTGAATTAGCTGTGTTTACTGCAGTAGTTGCTTTGGCTATAGCACTCGTAAACCCACCTGAACCATCACTTTCACGAGAGTTATTTAATGCAGTGGTTGCGTTTGAGTCGGCTGTAGTCGAAGCAGCACTTGCTGCGTCAGCTGTATTTTTTGCAGTATTTGCTATATCTATAGCACTTGTAAAACCACCTGAACCGTCGTCCTCACGCGAGTTATTTAATGCAGCAGTCGCATTTGTTGTGGCCGTAGCAGCACTTGCAGCTGAAGCTGTAGCCTGTGTTTGAGCGGCTGTAGCAGCATTCTGTGCAGCAGTAGCACTACCTGCAATACTTGCTGCTTCTGTAGCGGCAGTTGCGGCTGAATTGGCAGCAGCAGTGGCTTGATTAGCTGCAGCAGTGGCTTGGTTAGTAGCAGTAGTCGCAGCAGCAGTAGCAGTAGCTGCACTGTTTGCGGCATCTGTTACCTGAGTCGAATGTGATGTCAGAATGTTGCTGTCAATTTTTGCAGCTGTAACTGCATTATTAGCAATCTTGGCTGTAGTTACATTGAGATCACGAATAGCTTGCGTGACAACTGAATCAGCAGAGATGTCACCAGAATCGACTTTTTCTGCAAGCTTATACAGGACCTGATCCATGTTGTTGTTCAGGTCTGCAGCTTGTATTGATGCCCCAGCTTGGAAGTCAGCTTTAGGTGCAGGGGCTTGATTACTAAGAATAGTTGTATCCCTAAAGATACGAACATGTGCACCAGATGCAGGTGCTGATGTAAATGAAACTGTTCCACTACCACTGGTTGCATAACCAGAAATAGTAAAACCACTAGATTGGAGAACTCCGTTGATACTTACCTTTACTTCTGACTGACTCAACGAAGGAAAAGTAATTGTATACGTGGCCGGAGCTGTATAAGTTGATTCAGCCATTAGTTGTTTTGTAGTTGTCTAATACGTTCAATTTGCCCTAAACGGGTTGCCTCTTCAATTTCATCTTGTTTAAACTGAAGCTCACGAATTTGAGGAGCTAGTTCAACACGAGACATTGCATACTTTTGATATTCTCGTAATTTTGTAATAAGCAGTCGGTGTACATTTTTATAGTCAGACACGTCTGTATAAACACCAGCATCTTTTGCTGCCTTCCATTGTTTACGGAAATCTCTACCTTCAGGTGAATTCATGACTTCACGTATGGCATGTTTAAAACCACCACCGTTACCAATCCCATCTTTACCCATTTGGTCCGTAATTTGAGATCGCATTTCAGGTGTAAGTTTCACACCTTTTCCATTAGTACTCAAAGTAGGACGTGCATCAAATTCAATATCTATGAGGAACTGTTTTTCCTCGCTAATGCTATCGCTCTGCTTCATAAACGGTGAGTAAACGTTCCAAGCTCTTTGCCAAATATTAGATGGCACACCAATTTTTCCTCCATCAATCCAATCATGCACATCAGGCAGTTGGTCTTTAAGGAATGGGTTACGGTTAGCTAAAAGTTGTTTAAAATCTTGGTCCATTTCTTTTAGTTGTGGAGTCATTAAACGAGAAAACTCGTTACGAAGACCACTACCAGTAGCTAAACCACTAATGAAACTTGCACCCCAACGTGATAAAGCAGCAGGGTTCCCAGCTAGCACGTCATTCATTGGTTCAAGGCCAGCCAGAAAAGACTTATTTGTAAGGTTAGCAGCAAGAATATGACCCATTTTATTTAGTAATAATGAACTAGATGGTTCATCAAGGGTATCAAAATTATTCATAATGTCTGCTGTTAATGCGATCCAATCAGTAATTGCGCCAAGGTTTTCGTATGTATACCATTTACCATCAATACCTTTATAAGTAAGGGGTTTTTCCCCAAGTTCACGTCGTACTTTTTGCGTCTCCTTATCGTAAAACGAGTTTCCACGCAAGCGGCCGTTAGTAAACAAAAAACCTGCACCAAGAACAGAAATAGTACCAATAGCTTTACGGCCTTTTAACTCAGCACGAATAATATTGTATGTAGATTCTGCAGTATCAGCACTATAAGAAACACCACGTGCTTCTAGTAGACGCCTAACTGTCTCTTTACTTTGACGCTCAAATGCTGGACCAAATTTATCTACATCCCGTACAAATACCCCGAGAGGATTATGACTATTGGTAAACGCAAGCATACTCATAGATGTTTTGGGAAACATCATAAAGGGTTTTAAAAAAGGAGCAGTTTTAATCAATGAATTAACTGATTTTAAAAAAGGTGCATCTAGGTTCATTGCGATTTCACGGCTAGCATAATCAACAGCTTTATCTGTGATCATTCCAGTATCGTCAAACATTTCATTGTATGTTTTACGTGCCATAGCACGTACACGTTGAGGTGTGACTTTATCCCCAGCATTTATCAGGGCATCATAAGCACGACCCCTTGCTTCAATATTGGCAATAAATGATCGAGTAAATCCGTCAAACGCTGTCATTGCATTAGCACTAAACCGGAGAGCCGGATGCTCCGCCAAATCATTCATGGCTTCAACCATAACCATCATTGCTTTAGGGGCTGATTCACCACGTTCCTCAGCAGCATCTGCAAATGAGTTTAAAAGGGTAATTTTATCCTCATTCTTACGAATAATGTCATCACGCATGATGTATCCTACAGAGCTAGGATCAGAAGATGCACGATTAAATACCTTACTCATATGGTTAAAAGATCGGCCTAAAGTTTCACCAATACCAACGGTGTACATATAATGTGCTTTACGACGTAAAGCTCCTTGTCCTGGCATTAGTGCACCAGCATATGTAGCAATAGGCCGCTCAATCATTAGAGCAATATTACTAAATGTAGCTTTTAACGGCGTACCTAGAGAAGACAAAACAGAGTTATAAATGTTAGACCATACACCTTGCATCCAAACAGACTCTAGATCAGGACTACCATCAATAAACATCTTACTAACTGTGCCAGTAGTACTGCGGACATAATTATTTAGCTTACCCATAGAGCTAACATTGCCATCAGTAATATCGTAAGCAAGCATTAACGGTCCAAGCATTTCAGGACGTTTTTCTTTAACAGCACGAAGAGTTTGAATAGTATCTGATGCTTCTTCAGAAATCTCCTTCAGCTTATCGATCGTATCTTTTTTAGTATTCTTTACAGCTTCTTTAAATTTTTTAGGATCAAACACACGCTTTACAAGATTGATCATATTTAAGGAACGACCACGTATATAACGTGTTTGTCCTGTAACTTTCATCAAAAACTCAATACGATCTAGTACCTGTTCCTGTGCACGACTAACAGCAGATACACTATCTGAAATACGTGAAGCTTGTGCTATATCAGAAATCTGGCCTGAAATAGAAGCTGCAACATAACCAGCAGCACGGAAATGATCCATGTTGGCATATTCTTTTGTGTACCCTTGTATTGCCTTCATTACACCAGCATAAGCTTCAGAATTAAGTCCACTAAGTCCTGTATCAACATCTATGCCAGACAGTTGTTTAAGCATACGCCTCATATCTGGAACATCCATTTCCAATAAAGCTGCAGCATATTTATCACCAGTTTGCATTACTTCTTTGTGGGAAATATAGCGACCAGAGTCAAGACGGTAACCATATGCACCTGCCTCCAGCAAAATTTCTCTCTGACCTTTTAGTACAGCAAATCCTGCATCACCTCCTTTATTGGCAAACTTAATGAGACCATCAGACATGATGCTCCCAAGACGACCGTATGTAGTGTCATAGTTTTTGTCAATCCGTACTGCATCAACAGAAGCACCAAGAATGCCTTTCGGATCTACACTTCTAGAACCACTTTCAACTGCATCGTAGGCTTCATGCACACCAAATATAGGTTTATCTAAATTACCATCGGATACTGATAAATTAAAAGACCCAAGTTCATCTAGTGCTTCAGTACGTCGCTTAGCAGAATTTAAAACAACATTTTCTACAGGATCCTCTGATAAAAAATCGTCAGGATCTTGTTGCCAAACTTTTGCGTTTCTTGCCTTTTCATTTTCAGGTATCCAATTAGTTGCTTCTTTAATACCTTTTCTAATTTTAAGAAGTTTAGCTGCACCTTGTAAAATATCACTAAACAAACCTACATAAATCCCCTCGGTTATGTTTTTGTTACGCTTGATTTCTGGACTGTCATGATCAAGAGTAGCCCAATCATCTGAAATCCAGCTATAAGTTTTAGGCCAAGTTGTTCTTAAAGTGGCTGCAAGATTATCATCTTCACTTGCTTCAGAGACATAGTCAACACCAGCACCAACACCAGCAGTCAGGCCAGTAGAAGCAAACCATTGAAATGCTTTATCACTACCTAGCCTCCAGCCCAACCCTTGCCGACTGATGTTAGCTGCATTAGCTACTCGACCAGCTTGTAAAGCCCGTCCAGCAATAAAGATATTAGGTGCGACTACAGCAGAAACTTCACGAATAGCCTGAGCTGATTCATCCTCAAACTTAGGTAGTTTAGGGATATTTACGAAACCCTTTTTATAATGCTCATTACCCGAAGCATCAATACTGACACCGGGATCACGTAAGATTATGTTTCCAATTGAGTTGAAAGCGTCAACAGCAAAGTCAAGTGGACCGGTAGGTATTGCTGCTGTATATTCCGCAACAGTTTTAGCTGCAGATGGAGAATCATCAGAGTTCGTTGCATCTTGAGCAGGTTCCGTAGAGCTGCTAGTTTTGGGAGATTCAGAAGTCTGGACAGCGTTTAAAGCTTCAATCTCAGGTGCTTTGTCAAGAGCTTTAGTTGTTTCATAAGCAGCTTGATCTTGTGCATCTAAAGTTTTAATTGCACCATCCACTAATTCCGGCGTACCGTTAAGAATCTCATCTAAAAATTCATTTTCCATTAGTATTATTGAAAGGCAGGACGCATTATTGATGGATCACGGAAGGCTTCTTTATAGCCATACTTTCCAGATTTTTTAATAATGCCAGGGTAGTAGTTATAGTTTTCCAAGCTAAAATTTTTATGCTTATCAGTACCTAAATTCTCTACACCAATTCTATCCAAAACATTACCTTGACCTGTATTGTATGCATACAAAGCAGTACGAAGATCAAAACCATAGGTATCCATCATTTGACGTAAATAAGATGCCGCATAAGGAATCGCTTCATTAGGATCATACGGATCTTTTACAGTGGGATGAAATTCAGGAACGATTTGTGCAATACCTTTAGCATTGCTAGCGCTATCATATTTACCAGAACGATCATAAATTATTTCTGGCTTATATGCAGACTCTTGCTCAAGTAATGCTGCAAGAATACCAGGAGGAATGTCATACTTATCAGCAGCTTCAGCAATAATGTCACCAAAACCCAAGGGAACTATTTCAGGACGGTAACCACCAGGAATTTGGGACATAACCTGCAAAGATGTATTTGGTGTCATCTGCCCTAACCTGGAAAGATACTTAGACTTAGCTTGTGGAGGCAGTTCATCTCTAATAATTTCAGCACCTTTAGACAAAGGAATTAAAGGTATTGGATTTCCTTGTACTAGGTTAGCTGAATTGTGAGCTTCAATCATTCTATTTGTCGCTGTAATTGGATCTACTTGTAACATTTGGCTAATTCTTTGAATTTGTGGATGATGTTTAAATCCACGATTACCGAAGCTCTTAACATCTTTGCGAAGTATGTCCTCGCCAACAAAATCGACTTGATCTAAAACATCTTCACCAAATTGCCTGATGCCACTGTTAATTCTTTCTTGTTCAGCTCTTGCTTTAGCTTGAATATTTTTGAGAGAAGAAGCATCTCTAAAAATGTTATAGCCTGTAGCTGTACCAGTAAATTTATCAAATACCTCAAACTCTTTTCGGGTAATTTCAAACGCATCACGCCTTGCGTTATCATTATTTGCTTCAAGTTGCAGACGTAAATTATCATGAAATTTCTTAATATACATATCAATTACTAGCTCGATACTTTCATCACGTCTACCAACCATATTTGCAGATCGTTTTTCAACTAAATTTTTAATAGCTGTTTCCTCTGTCCTATAGTTTTCTTTAATGGCACGATCAGTAGCACCCGCAATATTTTTATATGTTTCTGTGAGCGGCCACGGAAATTTATTAAGGCGTTCAGTTGTTAAAGCATTAGCATCAAGTAAAATCTCAATAGCATCGTTAGCATCTTTTAATTCAACTGCTTCTACAGACAATGATAGTTTGTACTTAGCTAATATGTCGCTTGTTTTTCCATATTTAAGAAGAAATTGATTCTGCTGTTGGTCAATAGAGTCATTAGTTAAAGTAGAAACATCTACATTAGCTACCCAAGCATCTTCTTCTTCTTTAAAACGTATTTCTTCTAATTGTTCATTCCGTGTATAGTCTTTACTAACGTCGGCCTCCACTATTTCAACCAAGGTTTGAAGGTCAGCCTTTTTTAAGTCAGCATAACTCTGACCCCCCATGCCAGGCATTTCACTATTATCAAACATCTCTTGCACGTCAGTAACGCTTAAAAGATTTGCTTTAATTGCTTTAGGTAGAACAGTATCTACAAGATACCTGTAAGCCTGAGCAGGTCCACGTACCTTACCTTTGGAGTCAACAGTATTGGCAATTGAGTTGACGTAACTACCAATATTACCATCAGTAAGTAATGTATTAATAGCTCGGTCTACAGTTTGAGCACTGGTAGTTTGACCCCATTGAAAATCAATGTCTTTACGTTCTTTCTGCTTAAATTTTGCTAGATCAGGAAGGCCGTACTTAGTAATAAAGCCTGGATTAAACCCAGTAAATTTATCAAGATTATCAGTAACATATTGATCAACTAGACCAAGCTGATCAGCTCGGGACATGTTGGCACCGCCTTTCTCTGTATAGAAATCCCTAAATCCTGTAGATATTTCTGTAGCAGTATCAGCTATGCGTACCTTCTGTATCTCATCTAAGTGATAAGCATTCAGCTTTTTAATACCATTAATGACATGGTATGGTCGGTCATCATTACGTGCTTTATCAGCAAGTTTATCAATACTTTTTTGTTGATTTTGCTGCTCTTCTTCGTAACGGTTTTGAGCTTCTAGTAGTTGATCTTGATCATTAATACCAAGACCGGCTAGAGCCTGAGCCTCAGATTGATACTTTTTAATCTGCTCTGCTTGGTAAGCACCTAGGGCTGTACCCAAGGTTGCTGATAAGTTACCCAAAGCTTTTAAAGTCTCACCCGAATTTTTAGCATTAGCAATACGGGTTGCATCGTTAGCATTAACAGACTGATTAAAGTTTTCAATACCTTGATTTAGTTTTTGGTTAGCTGTCTGTTGGGCAGGAAGAAAACTAGGTGTTGAGTCAACTTCACTTGTTCGATTGCCAGCTAATCCTTGATACGATGATGTCATGCAATTCCTCCAATACGTTGAGATTCAGGTGCAAAGTTGTTGTATGTACTTGCACCATTAACTGCTGCACCAGCCAAGCCTGCAACAAGGCCAAGCTTGCTAGGACCTTTAACAAATTCGACATTTTGATTTGGCGGAGGACCTGCACGGAATGGAGAAGCAACCCCTGCAAATAGTGACTGTCTTTTTGAGTTTGCTTGTCTGCGTGCATCGTCTAATCGAATTTTGGAAGCAATACGGCCACGAGCCAGATTTACAAAATTAGAACCTCGTTGCCTACCAACAGAAAGTTGTAAATTCCTGCCTCTAGTACGTGCACGTCCACCTTCATTAACAGGTGCATCTTTTAATAATTGTGCTACAAGTGTTTGATCCTGTAAAATATATTGATTGATTTCATCGTCTTCTCTTAGTTGTTCTTCAGAAGCAGAGCGTGAAAATTGTAACCCCACTTCATTTTGTTGACGTTTAACATCTGTTTTAGCAGTATTGTATTCTGCAATCCCTTGGAGATTGTCTAATTCATACTTGCGGTTTCTTTGATTTGCTTGGTTAGCAATTGATCTGTTCTGAGCAGCAGCTTGATCTTGGGCTTGTTTATGTCCAGCATAAGCTGAGAGCCCCGAACTACCTGCACTCAATAGACCTAAACCAAGGCTAACGGGTTCGCACACGGCAAAATTCTATAAAGGTTAAATTGTTTGGTCCATGAATTAGTTCCCTAAGGAATTTAAAACCCAAGAACTTGAGAAGCTTTAGGTGTGTAGTATTACGTTTATCAGCTATGTTCCAAAGCAATTCCTCTTGGCGGCTTTCGATATAGCGTTTAGCTTCCCGTGCAAACGTAATAGGAAATGTAGAGATAGCAGGCGTACACAACATCCAGATCTCTCCTGCAGCCCCTACACCAGCTACACCAGCAATCACCCCTGTAGGTGATGTAAAGTACACAGAGTCTGTTTGTTTAGCACCTATAGGTAAGGTGAGCTTTGGGTCATGTCCATGTCCCTCTACTACCTCTCTGTAATCATCTGGACGTAAGTTACAGGCCACCTCATAGGCAGCCTGCATAGTTATTGGGTGAATTAATTTAGACACGCTTATGAAACTTAGGTGTGTAATCACCCTCCCATGTCAATGAATGGAGAGTACACGGACCAGGATGGTAAGAAAAAAGAAAATGATTCATATTATAATTTCGTTGATAAATTGTTTGAGTTAATGTGATATCTGACTCAGCTACAATTTTATCAGATTTATATAAATTACTGGGGTTTGAAAACATTTGTTGAAGATACAAGGCACTTCCCGGATCGGCAGCATCGGCTGCAATTGTTCCAGGGGCTGTATAAAGAAATTCTATCTCACTTATTTGACCAAAGTGATAATGTATACGTTGCAACGTTAGTGATGCCGTAACATCAGTTGTAGTTTTATTGCCTGCTGTTTTACTAACATAAATTTTAGGTAGCTCCAAGTAACTCCCCATTGGGTATCCAATAATAATCTGGTTACCTGCAAAGTTGCCGTGGAAAACAAAATTATCTCCACTATTAGATTTATAAATAAAAACTTCACCTGTACTAGAATCAACAGCAAACGGATTTAAATTATCAAAAATATGGGGAACATGATTGGGCCAGCTAACAGCAGTTGTATTGTCTGCACTGTTATAAGAACCCGCAGTAACAAACTCCATACAATCTAAATGAACTTTATAGCTTTGGAGTGAGCCAGCCCGATTATAAGTGAGATTTATAAACAAGTCATTAGGGTCTTGTATGCCAATTAAAGTTGTATCATTAATTACGTTCCGTAAATTAAGAACACATAACTCATTAGTTGTAGAGACTAAATAAAGATCATCATCTAATACAAACGTATAAGCAATATTAAAAGGAAAAGTCCATTCACACCATGCACCTTGAAGACGTTCAGAGCCAGTATTAAAGTATCGATATAAATACATGTGCTCATCCCCTTTTGTTGAAAAGAAGATCATGCTATTCTCCCTACTAATAGACAAAATATCTATAGTATTAGGCAACAATTTAGGCGCAACTTTAGTCACATCTACAAGCTGTGGCTCTCCCTCCCGTTTAATATCAAACATCTCAAAGAATCTAGAATATGCTCCAGCAGCATCTAGAAAACCAATAGTAGTACCAAGGCTAATTGGTGTAGTTTCTGGACTATACCTATAAGTAGAGATGTTAGATAACTTGGCAGTGTCAGGTGTTAACGAGTCACTGTCTGTATGCAACATAAACTGCTGAGTTTCTCCAAAGATAACCAATCCAGTATTAGTCTCAATGCAATCAACAAACCTTGTGGGCTGTGTAGAGCTAGATGTAATATCAATAGGATCGTTACCAGACACTACAAGTGCAGTGTTGTTAAAGAAATTAAACAGGTCATCAGCCTGACTAAGGATCACATTGTCTTCACATAAGAAGCCAAGACGGTTTCTATGATAAAAAGTTTGTGAGATTTTCTCACCTAGAAATGTAGGAAAAGGATTAGTAGTATCATCACCTACTTTCCGTTGTTCCCAAGTAATATACGATGCGTGAAATACTATATTATTTGATTGATCAACTGTACGCTGAATCTTAATAGGTAGAGTTTCTTGATTAAATGTAGTATGGACATTTACAGGGGCTATATAGTTTGCACTAGGAGTACCGTTAGCATCTATAGAACCACGCCCTACTGAAGGTGCAATAGTTTCAGCCCATTTTCCTGGTCCATCTAAACCTTCATTCCCTTCAAACTTTAAGTAAAAATCATCTTCCTGTGAATCACTGCTATTGGCAACCTTAACAATCATGCCATTCTTGCATTGCCTAGGTAGCTCACTTACATCATTAACTTCAGTTGTTGTGATTCTCCAAAGATCCGGCTCTGATGTGGTTACATTAAATGGAAATTCATGGGAAAGCATAAACCCATTACCAATCTTTTCTATAGTTGGCGTAAGGTCTGAGTTGGCTTTATCGATATCTAGAATGGTATCAGCAGAAATAACATTGTTACCATCAAAACTTGTTGGAGCAGGTCTAAATGTACCAAGATCTAATTTAGTTTTAATTGGCTGTACTTCTTCAATAAAGATTTTATAGGTGACACCTTTGAGAACAGCAGTAACAAAAGATGGGTTACCGTTGGTTTGGGTAGTTTTATAACCATCGCCACCAAACAAAAGTTCTACAGAAGTATTGTAGAGACCAACATACTCATCACCGTTAATGGTTGATCCTGCATACTTAGATAAATTTACTTGGCCAACATTAGTCAGCCGGACAATCATACCGGATCCAGAGCCACCAGAACATGCAACAATTTCACTTCCTTGGAACGGAAGCTGGGGGTCTAACCCTTTATATGCAGTGCCACCTGTGTTTCTATTAATACTTAAAACTTTACCAGCATGATCTGTAATATCATCAACTCGATTGACTTGATAATATGGAGACTGTGCTTCAGTACCTAAAGAAACTCTACTAGCCGGACCCCGATCAGAATATCCGCTGGTATATTCTTCAGTTGCAGTGGCACTAGCAACATCAAAGCTATACGCCCTACCATGTGATACTTGCCTTAGTTCAATAAAAGTTTGGTAATGATTGCCTGCATTACCCCTACCAATTGAAGGTCCAGGCTTTACTGATATATCACTGGTTTGTGCAACAACTTTTGTAGTATTGGTGACGAACGTAGTGTCAGCAACAGTTAAAAATTTAAGATCAGTAATATCAGAATGGGTTAAGTAACCAGATACATTACCGGTAACAAGCTGTGCAGTACCATCACTAGCCTTCCAAATATTAACCGAACCATTTCTCTGTACCTGACCAATATATGCACCTTCAGATTGATCTCGATAATAACTAAACCAACAACCAGTACTTGTAGCACCAGTTAATGCTTTGACTAACTGAGAACCAGGCCGTTTGACCAAGCCTTCTGTTATGTCTGGAATAAAGTTGATCATCTCTTTAACTGTGCCGGGTAGCATCAGCTGATCAGGCTGCTGTGAGATGCCACCAGTAAGGCTTGGAATTGTTTGAGTGATACTTGTCATTAGCGCCTTAGTGCATGATGTGGTTTATATGCTTGATAGGACGTGCCATTTGGCCAACCCATGAAAGTGTGATCGCCTTGATCACATTCGTATTCCATGCAGGATGCACGTGACTGTGCCTCTTGTGTGGCTAGTAGCTCCACCAGTTGAGGGTTAGCAACCAATTGAGCCGCTGCACGACCCGATGCTCGGTGTGTGATGTACCTTTGAAATACAGAAGGTAAGTCATTAAACTCATAGAGTGTCACTACATCTAGATAGAGATCAGTAGTAAAGACATCTGTATGGTTGTACTTGTCATATAGACGGCCATTTCGTTTAACTACATCTGTAGTCTTAATGTTCTGACCATCAGTAACATCATATCTAATTACATTTGGAGGAATAATATAATGACCATCAATGTTGGGTGAGTACTTATAGTTATCTTCAGTGTTAAAAGACCAGCCTTCATTCTGAACATCAACATTTACTTCACGTAAGATGTTGTGAAGAAGAGCGATCTCAGGATTAGTATGATTTAAAGAGTTTACTGGGGCTTGACCGATACTCGCCAAAATTGAGTTGACTGCGGATAGTTCGGTATCGAGTGAAATCGTAGAGGGAGTAGTCATATAATTAAAAAAAAGGGACCCCGAAGGATCCCCATAGTTGGATAAAATTAAGCGTTTGCTGGGTAGGTAGTACCGAACGCAGTAGGAGCAGAAGAACCTGCATACAGCTCGACGCAAGCAGCAGGGTTCAGGAAGTCCGCACCCATGGCCATACGTCCCAGGATTACGTCACCCTGGTATAGAACTGACACGTCTCCACTGGTCACCTGGACCTGAGGACCGATCGCTTCAACAACACCCGCAGCCTCGCGTTGGAACACGAGTCCACAAGTGGAATCAAAGGCATCCTGTTCACCGTAGTTATTATTCATACCGGTTGCACTGCCGCCATCTTCAAGCGCAGTGTCACTACCAATGAAGTCACCTGTGTTACCAGGAGTGGTGACAGCGCCACCGTACTTCACACCGTAGTTGCCGAAGAAAGGAATATTCATTGATTTGAAGATTTTGATCCCGGCGATCTCGATGATGCCGTTGCCGCTTTGCAGAGCTGTGCCCTGAGCGTCACGGTTTACAAGACCATTAGATCCAACGGCTTGGATCAATTCGTAGTATTGACGTGGGTTCAATACGGCCACACGTCCGTCAGTACTAACTCCCTTTTCATCTAGCGCAGCTGCTGCGTCGTAGAAAGCGGAAATCAGTTTTACTGAATTGTATGCATCAGCTTCTGCAGTACCGACAGCAACTTGTGTACCGCCGGGTTCTGTAAAGTTAGTAGCAGCGACAGGAGATGCAATACGTGCACCTTTAGCGATGGCACGGAAGATCAAACGGTCGTATTTTTCTGCGAGTGCATAACCAATTTTTTTGGAAATTTCACCCCTTAATTCGTAATGAGCAAGTGTCTCATCTAATTCATAGACGAAGGCTGAGCTAATCAGAAGATCATCAATTGTGATCGTCTTCTCAGCCACTGGAGGTGCACCATCGGCGTTACCTAAAATGCTTTTTCCAGGTACATGAAATTCACTCGTCATACGGCCTGTGTAGATAAATTGGAGAGATTTACCATTCTTAAGTGTACGCTTCGTGACAAGATCACGTGCAATTGTATTATGTTGGAACCCTTTAAACATCTCTCCACTGAAGAGTTTAAGATAAAGAGCCCGCTTATCACCAGCAAGATTCTGTTGACCTAGCTGTACTAGATTAGTGTCCATTGTTACTAATTAAATAAAATAAATGTTGATATAACCTATTCAAGATCTTGAAATTTTTGTGGTCTATTCCCACCGTCTAGACGGCAAAGGGTATCCTCCGTAGAGGGCCAATGCCAATTGCTAAGGGAGGATTTGCACCTCCCAATGACAGAACTACTTAGCGGCTTTTAAGGTAAGCCACACCGCGATAGACAAGCTTCTGCTCTTTAAGAGCTTGGGCTTGCTCACGCACACGCTGACGAAGTTCAACGTTTGGCATATATCCTCCTTAGAGAACTGAGGGACCCCGTTCCCTGTCACCTCATGTCATGCGTCCCAAAGGGATGAACGGACTTTTAATTATCTGACAATACAAGATAGAACTTAGATTGATCAGTCGGTGCATTCTCATAAGATGAGATGTCACCATATTGTTTATGATCTTTGTATCCAACCATCCGGCCCTTCGTGTTCTGCAGTGCAGGCATGAAAGCGATGAATAGAAATACGGAAGGTGCACCAATAATCAGTGCACCACCAATGATGTAGTAGGTGAATAATTCAATCATTAATTAGCCGATAGAAGGTGCAGTCAGTGCTACCTCTGTGGTAGATGCTGCTGCTAGATCAAGGGGGAAG